AGGGGAAAGCGAATAAATTTCTCCCTGTTTGGATAGACGACCACCAGAATTGCTGGAAGAGTGAAAGTCCTTACCATACAGAATGGATGAATGTAATTACCATGCGATTTGGCGATGGAGACCCAAAATTCAATGAGAAAAACACGAAAAAGATTATCAAAAACATTGCAAATGAGGTGTTAATTGATAAAGAAACTGCAATGATTGATGAAGACTAAAATGAATTATCATAATTTCCTTATAAAATATGATAATTAGATGCTACTGGTGAGAGTTTATTTAACAAAGAATACAATTTACTCCAACAGGGTAATTTACAAAAATATCTCAGAATCGAGTTAGGAACGTGGGTCGAAAAAAAAAAATGCACAGCTTTTTCTTGTGCTTTTTTATTTTTAGGCCTGCCCATCTCTCTCCAAAAAAAATCAAAAAAACAGGTCAGATGTAAATGGTGTGATTTAAAAATCCAAAATAAGTGATTTACACCAACCAATTTTTTGTGAAATTTCCAATTTTGGAAAATAAAAAAGGACAAAAATAAATGTCCAAAACTGTTTTTGGACAAGATTTTTTTCTCCATTTTTTGAAAAAAAACAGGTCAGATGTAAATGGTGTGATTATTATTTTGGAAAATACATTTTTGCTCCAACCATTTTTCACAATTCGTTAAAATCACAGGATTTTTTATGTTACCATATATTAAGGAAAATGATAGCTGAAAAAATCCCCAAAATCCCCAAAATATTTGAGTGTGAAATGTGTGAGTATTCAACGTGTAATAAGAAAGATTATAAAAAACATTTATCCACTAGTAAGCATAAAATGGTAATAAATGGTAATAAAATGGTAATAGAAAAATCCCAAAATCCCCAACATAATTTTGACTGTATCTGTGGTAAGAGTTATAAACACAATAGCGGTTATTGTAGGCATAAAAAAATCTGTACATTTGTTGAAGAAAAAGAAGAAAAGACAATTGTACAAAATAGCGGTGAAGCAAATACAGAATTAGTTGTTCAACTAATGAATACTGTAACAACGCAAATAATAAACCCGCTAGTATCAAGCCACAATGATATGGTAAAAAATCAAAATAATTTACAAAACTTAGTTGTAAATGAAATAATACCAAAAATCGGGAATACAAATACAATGACAAATAGCCATAATAATAATAATACCACGAATAATAATAAGTTCAATATGAACATATATTTGAATGAGAAGTGTAAGGATGCAATGACATTATCAGATTTTATAGATAATCTCCAAATATCGGATGAGGATTTCGAAACAACAAGGACAGAAGGGATTATATGTGGTCTAACGGATATATTCACAAAGGAATTGCGTAATTTAGATGTAAGGAAATTGCCAATCCATTGCAGTGATATAAAACGCGAAACATTTTATATAAAAGAAGAGAATGAATGGGTAAAAGATGATGGGAAAAAATCCATATTGTCAAGAGCAATAGACAAAGCGAAGGGGAAAGCGAATAAATTTCTCCCTGTTTGGATAGACGACCACCAGAATTGCTGGAAGAGTGAAAGTCCTTACCATACAGAATGGATGAATGTAATAACAATGCGATTTGGCGATGGAGACCCAAAATTCAATGAGAAAAACACGAAAAAGATAATCAAAAACATTGCAAATGAGGTATTAATTGATAAAGAAACTGCAATGATTGATGAAGAATAAATATATTTGTAATATTTATGTAAATTACAAATATAATGGAAAAAATACTGGAAAAAATACTGGAAATTAGTTTTGAATATAATACAGTCCCTGTAAAAATGAATCAGCAAGGTCATCTTTTTTTTTATGCTTATTAAAAATAGTATCCCATTCTGAAATAGACATAGACGAATTTGCATTTATGATTTCATTTGTTTTTTGAATACCCAATTTTTTACGCTCACTATAGCTAGCTTTTTTATCTTCAAACATTTTAAGTTTATTTTCGGATGACATATATTCAATTTTGCAATTGGTTCGCATGATAAAGTATTGAGTAATCATACCTTGTAATGTTTTCATTCTACTAGCGAGAGGACTAATCTGATTTTCAATAATAACTTGGTCTAAATCACCAAGGTCACACGCGAATAATACATCAAATTTTTGTTTCATAGTTCTTCCAATATCAATTAAATTAATAGCGTCTGCACGAACAGGAACAATGGGGTCGTAATACTTTTCCTTGATGTACGTTTCTATATTTTCTATAATAACTGCTTTCGTAATGGGTTTCTGATATGTTATTTCGTATTTGTCCATAAAATCGTATAATTGTCCAATCTTCATTTTCTTTATTTTAGACATTTGAAAAGAATTGTTTGGAACAGAGAATTCGACCGCGTGTTTTTTACAGCAAGGTTTATCATTTTTAGTAAATTTCGCTGGTTTATTGCACGGGGTTCCTTTACAGTCGTGACAACATAAAAATATTTTTTCTTCACATATATTTATACAATCCCACTTCAATACAGACCACGTTTTTTTATCAACACAATTAAATAAACAAAAACCAAGATTTTTCATACCAACATCAATACTTAATAGTTTGGGCATTAATCCGTTATATTATGCGATGAAAACAAAAAGAGAACGAGAACGAATAATAATATGTGAACTACATTTGACAAAAATTGAAATAATTAAATAAAACATTTTATCTATGTGTTAGTTATTAAGTATAGTATGAGCGAAATGTTTGCTACATTATGTGTGTATGTGAAAAAGACAGTAGAAGTAGTAATGTCTATATTCTATAAACCGTTTGGGTTTTATTTGGTATGGATTACATTACATTATATATCGGCGCATATATACACATCCATATGTGTTCCCTTAACATTATGGGGTTTCATAAGTGCTCCATTTATAGTGATGAACCCATTGTGTGGTGGAATAGAATGGGTCATTCATAACTCTTTAATAGTAATTGCAAATATGTGGATAGCATTAGGAACTTGGGTGACAGCCAATGTATTATTTACAACATACAATAAAATGAAAGAAAACATATCAATCTAATAAGAAAACAAAATAAGAAATAATATATGTTTATTATCTATTATTTTTTCTTTTTTCTTATTTATTATTTCTTATTTCTTATTTCTTATTTATTATTTTTACCAAAATCGGGGTTGTAATTGAATTGTTTGTTTTGTCATAGTAGGATGGGGCAACGGGGCGTGTATGTTTTCACTATCATTTCTATAATGAATATATGATTCAACATTACTTAATACTATTGGTATTGAATAATTAAGAACTAATTCATTCAGCATAGATATTTGTTGTGTAATATTTTCGGGTGAATTTGGGGAATGTTCTAAAAATATGCTCCTCATAATAGCTTTAATACTATCAGGGTCTTGTCTAGAAATAATATGTTGCCTATTTGATTTATCATAGACACCTTTTCGTATTCCATTTTGAATAATATCTTGATTTTCGCCAGAGAAGAAGGCAGTGCTTAATACCGTATCATACATATCTCCGTGTAATGCATCGTGATAAGTTTTTGATACGTTAGGTATTTTATCCTTCATTTGCATTAGAAGTAGTTGATTGGGTGGTTGTTCAGGCGTCTTTTGTACGTCTACTTGTTGTAGAATAGTATTTTCTAATTCATTTAATTCAGTGAAATTCATAGTATATATATATATATCTGAGTAAAAAAGTTTCGCAATAATATATATAATGGATTATAAAAAGACACTTTCAATAATAGCTATTGTATTACTGGTAATATGTTTAATTGTGGTAGCTACCTTATTAAGTACCCAACGGTCAAGTGTACCATGGCCGCCTGAAGTTAATGATTGCCCAGACTTCTGGGAAAAAAAGGGCAAAGATGGAGAAGGTGTTGGTAATACATGTACTAATACCCGAAATTTAGGCGACCCTGAATGTGAAAAAAAAGTGGATTTCAAATCAATAAGTGAGTATCAAGGGGAAAGCGGTAGATGTCAAAAATATTTATGGGCAAAAAAGTGTAAGGTATCTTGGGATGGAATTACAAATGTAGGTGAAATCTGCCAAGAGAGTGTTTCCCAACAAGGGAGTGTGTAAATAAAAAATTCAAAAAAATAGCAAAAATAGCAAAAATAGCAAAAATAGCAAAAATATAAAAAATAGAAAAAAAGTAAGATATTACATTCATTTTAGTTTGTTTCCTTATTTATTGGAAACAAATTAAAGATAAAAATATATATTAAGTAAGGTTGAAAATATAATAAATGGTTTACAACAACTATACTTCAGAATTAGATAGGTGTACTATAGAGAAGAATATAAAAGATTTTTTAATTAATTTTGAAAATATAAAGAATGATGAAACAAAAACAAAAGGCATATATATATACGGCGACACAGGTGTTGGAAAGAGCGAACTAGTTAAAAATATAATTAATGAATTGGATATGGATAGTATTTGGTATAATGCATCGGATGTGCGAAATAAAAGTGTATTGGAAACAATAACAAACCAAAATATGTCAAATTACAATGTAATGTCTTTATTCAAAAAGAAGAAACAAAATATAGTGATTGTAATGGATGAAATTGATGGCATGATAGGCGGTGAAAAAGGGTGTATGACAAATATAATAAAATTAATAAGAGCGAAGAAAACAAAAAAACAAAAAATGGAAGATGCATTAAATAATCCGATTATATGTATTGGTGGAAATAAATTAGATAAACGAGTAAAGGATTTAATGAAAGTATGTAATTCATTTTATGTAGGAAAACCAACAAATACCCAGATAGAAAAAATAATATCGAGTTATTATTTACAAAATGAAAAAAAAGAGTTGATACAATTAATAGCAAGTAAGTGTCAAAATGATTTACATAAGATAGATATAATGGTAAATTTGATAAAGAAACGAGACAATATAGATGCCAAAGAATTATTAAGTGATTATAAATGTTTCCAGCAAGATGTAAAGGAAATAGTATTAAATTTATTTTTAAATAAATCCGAAATGGAAAATCATAATATTACATTAATAGACAACGATAGAACAATAGCATCTTTAATATGGCATGAGAATGTTATAAAACAGATGAAAACCCACGATAGTAATTTTTTAAAAACCTACTATGATATATTAAATAATATATGTTTTTCGGATTTTATAGATAGAGTAACCTTTCAAAAGCAGATATGGCAATTTAATGAAATGACTTCTCTAATGAAAACATATTATTCAAATTATATTTTGCATAAAGGGGTAGAAGATAAGAAAATAAGTTTAAAAAGTGAAAGCGTGTTAAAAAATCAAGAAATAATTTTTACGAAAGTATTAACAAAATATTCGAATGAATATAGTAATACAATATTTATATCTAATTTATGTGAGACATTAATGATAGATAAAAAAGATTTACTTGGATTTTTTTATTGGATAAATACAAATAATGGTGATTTAACAACGATAAATAATATAGTTAATGGAGAACAGGTATTGAGTGAACTTGAAATAAACCGTATGTTAAAGTTTATAGATAATTTTACATAAATTGGTCGTTATATTGGTGATTATTCGTATTCGCGTTCAAGCCATTTCGGCAATGACCGAAACATACTCATCATTTAATTCGAACCGTTGACCAATAATTTTAACGCGTATAACATCATTTTCTTCAACAGAATTGAATTTATCATTGTTATAATGATGGTCTCGTGCAATAAATATAACCATAGGTGTTTTAGTGTATTTAGTAAGTGTTGCCTTGATACCAGCTTTAGTAACATTTTTAGCCGTACATTCAATCACCATATTTTCAACAGGAAAGCAAACACTTGCTTGATACGCGACAACGTATTTAACATCTGAATTAACTAAGGTTCCACTAGAAATAGTAATAATACTGGTAGATCCGGGTTCAACAAATCCATCCTTCATACATTTTCCTTCAATCTTATCAACCAACTTAGTTTTAATAATATCATTAATGTTTTTACCAACCTGATTGAATGGAATGTAAATAACATCGGTTTCGATCAATGGTGTAAATATTTCGGTTTTCCCCCCCCTTTTTTTGAAATCCTCAGGTTTAATCACAGTTTTTAGCATTATATATAATAATATATAATGTTATTATTTAATATTTATTTCAATTTTAATAATAACAATACACAGATTGTTTGGATTGTTTGCATTGTTTGATTTTGCGAAACTAAAACTATCTATACCAGATTAAGATATTTAGAACCCGAATTATATAGCGCTTCTTGTATAGTCAAGAAAAATCTATTATCCGACGTTTTATCCTTATATCTTAATATAATTTCCATTACTATAACAATGCGTCGCGTTACTTTTATATCATTCGTTAAAAAGGTTATTAAAAAATCATCATTGTTGAGTTTGTCGTCTATCTTAACAAACATAGAAATTAATTCTTCTTTTGAAATTGATTGCGCTACAATGCTTAAATTTTTACTAGTTTTATCAAGTTTAAGTTTAATTCCTCTACTTTTAGAGCGTTTATCCTTTGCACTTTTAATATAATTAAATCCAAAAATGCTATTTGTGTTAGACCGTTGTGTAATTAACTTTTTATCAACAAACTCCTGAATTCGTGTAATGGTTAATTCGTCAGCGTAATTCCATACATTTTCTTCGGAATTCGTATTATCGTGTACCATAATTATATAATCACTTAAATCCTTATTTTGTATAATAAAGCAATTAATATTCAATGATTCAACATCAACATTATGTTTCATAACATACTCGTTAACATAATTATATTCATTTTTTATATCGTCTTTCGCACTGACAGTAGTTATCATATAAATAAATAGATTGCATAGTTCATTAAATTGTAATTTTTCTATATAAAATTCGTATAAAATAGATGTTTCATATTCACTGTAATTAGAAAACAATTCATTCAACTTTGGAGCAATCGTATCAGTGTATAAACCAGGTTCAGCAGTATCCATTATTTTTCCATCACTCCTTCCATCGCCCTTTCCCTCAACCTGTTCCTTTAATTTTTGCATCGTATTTATAGCAAGTTCTGTATCTAATTTGAATGTCACATTTGTATCAAATATATCATCCACCACAAGTTCAATACTTTCACGCTTTTTATCAATATCTGCACTTCGTTCTTCCATTGTTATAGATTTATTTTGCGAATACGATGGTTGAAAAATATATAAATCGTTAATGTAAACTATACGCCCTTTATTTCCATATTTATCTACAATTATATCAGTTGTTTTTTTATTAGAGAGTTGATATAAAGCAAGGTCAATTTGTATTTGTGAATACTGATTGTTAAAGTTTATAAGTTGTTCAACTTCATCCTCGGAATATACTAATTTAGTACCACTTGCGCCATATAAATCCTTAATTTTTTGTTTGAGTATATTTATGTTTAGCACCATATGGTTTTCGTGTAGCGTAGTTGAATCGCTTTTCCTGGTTATCGCATCTATTTCTTTAACAATACTTGTTTTATCGTCTAATATATTACATTTATATTGACAAGATTCCATATAATCACAAATAGAACTATATGGTTTGTCACCCAACTCATACTGGATATTTTTACCAGACGACGTTTTTATTAAGACATCAATATTTAATTCGGATAGTGATAAGTTAGTATTTGTATGTTGTAATAAACAATCAACCGAATGCTCCTTCATCAATCTTGTTATTATACCGATTTGCCTTGATTTTCTTTCACAGTTTCTATAAAGAAATACATCAACTGCTTCATAATCACTCTCCAAATTTGTTCCATATAAATATATTTCAACATTTCGTTCTTGAAATGCTAGATCTTTATGACTACAATCCCGAATTGCTCTGCCAATAATTTGCTCATTTCTATTCATGTTGTGCCATGGTTCTAAAATGTGAACATTTCGAATATTTTTAAAATCAATTCCCTCAGACCCAGTTCTACTGATTAGTATTACCTTAATTAATTTGCCGTCTTTGTTTTCTTTAGATATAGCAATATTAATATCTTCTTCAATTGTTTGGGAAATATCTTTTTGACCACTAATAATAACATATTTTAATTTGTTTGATTTGATTTTATTTTTGCGTTTATATTCATCCGAAATTATGTTTATTTTTTTTGAATTATTATTATACCCGCGTTCTTCTAATGCACACGCAATTGGAATTAATCCCGAATATATATATTGACTATAAATCAAACATATACCACTACTATTTTCAACTTGCTCTATAATACTATTAATTTTGGAACTATATTTGTCAATATTATCTTTACTAAATATACTCCTATTATTCTCCAGGTATTCATCGTTAAATTCTAATGGTACAGCGTTAATATTTTTAACTATTCTTGAAAATCCCTTCTTCCCGACCAAGTTGTCTGGGGGTGGGTACGTAGCCGTATTTGTTAAATCTATATCAGAATATGGAAAAACAATATTTAACGCTTGCAAAGGTTGCATTAATTTAAGATATCCAGTTCTATTAACATACATATTATTATCTGCGTTGTTATTGCGATTGCCATGCTCGTGGTTCACCATTTCAATACAATAATTATATACACTTTGTTGGTAATCATATATTTTGGTCAGATATAAGTCAATGTGTTCAATCCCTTCTGGAATGATAATATCATTATATTGTTTTGTTGGATTATGAGACTTTGTCATTAATATTGATTTTTCGGGAATACTAAACTGTGATGGGTATATTTTATAAGGGAATGTAAACGGGTCTTCGCCTCTTACAAATGATATATAACCACGAATAGTTCTAATAAAATGTTTCTTACCAATTTCCTCACCACTTTCACTAATTAAAAAATTCCCATTTTTATCAAAAATATCTTTGTGGACAATCCGCATTTTTCCTTCATTCCTATTAATAATGTCTATCAACCATGTGATTTCTTTATAACTATTAAACATCGGAGTAGCTGATAATAGCAAAAGACGCGTATTATAATTGTGTGAAACGAGTTTATCAATCCCCTGCGAACCTGTCGTTTTTTTCTTACTATCCTTTTCAATACTTCTGATATTGTGCGCTTCATCAATAATTACTAACCTATCTTCAAATATTTGTTTGATTTCATTTGGTTTCAATAAAGAGATCCATTTTGAAAATTTGATATAGCCCATAAAAACATAAGAAACATCTATTATTTTCTCTATTTTTTTAATGAGTTCTTCTTTCGAAGAAATTGTATTATTCGGGTTAACTTCATTTATTATTTCACCACCAATACATGATGGCATTGAAAAAACATTACCATTTTGTTGTAATTTAGACTCATCAAATAACTGTTTTCTGAAATTATTCTGGACATTTGGGGATGCAACAATGATAGTTTGTTTTATACTCCCTGTTTGTTTCATATAACCTCTCATTTCTTCTGCTATGGAGATTGCACTGCACGTTTTTCCAGTACCAACCCCGTGGAAAAGCAATAAGGTGTTATATGGAGTTTGAAAACTTAAAAAGTTTCGAACAAATAATTGATGCGGTCTTAATGAAAACTTTGAATGACAAATATCATTCGCAAGTTTTTCAACATCCGAAGCATCTGTTACCTTGCGCTGTTTACCAGACAATCTAAATTCTTCCTTTGTTGATATTTTTATATTAAATTCGCTATCATCGTACTTGGGATATTCAATATATGTATCTTTTATCTCCATACTATGGATGTATATATATATATATATATATATACATTCTTAGTATATTTTTAGTATATTTTTAGTATATTGTATATTGTATATTATTTTTACATTATTGTATTATATTTTAAACAATTGCTAATATTGACTAACATCGTATTTTTTTCACTATTATAAGGTCTAATTATTTGAATAGCATCTGATAATGAGAACCACTTAATTTTAGACACTTCTGCTTTCTGGTAATTGTCTAAATTATATTCTATATCATCATCCACTTCAGCGATAAAATATTTATGTTTATACGTTTTATAATTTGACGCTATAAATATTTCCTCATATGGTATAATATTTTCAATTAATTTGATATTATGTTTATTAATACCCGTTTCTTCTTCGAATTCTCTAAGTGCGCAATCTATTTCTCTTTCATTCATATTACGTCGTCCCTTAGGAAACCCCCATTCTGGTTCTAACCACATAGTTTGCGAGTTTTCAATTAAACTACAAAGGTTTAGTAGTTTTGTGTTATTGCATAAGTTGGAAATAGAATTTATTCTCCTCTTTTGTTGTTCCGAAAACGGTATAGTACCAGTCACACTAATCGTATCATCGGTTGGGTTAAGATAATTATATATATTTGATTTTTCTACAACTGTCATTTCATTGATTACATTTTCAATAATTGATAAATTATAATTAATGGTTTTACCATAGAAAAAATCGGAAAATCCAAAACTTTCGTTACGCCTTATCATTAAAAATTCAATTTCATTATTCATTTTATTTCTCCTAAACAAAATAACACCTATGCTTATAATTGCCAATTTACAGTCAATACAAGCGTGTCCTTGTGACCCACAATTGTAACATATATCATTCTGTTTATTTTCATTATATTTATTATTATGCATTGTATTAAATTTATTGTATGGTTCTTGTAATTAATTATAAGAATGTTTTTATGTCATAGTTGTATAATAAAAAACTATTACATGAGTATAATAGTATAATAAATATGAATTATAATCCAGAAGTATGGGGTCCTCATTTTTGGTTTACAATATTTACAATGGCATTATCATATCCTTTGACTCCATCAAATGTAACAAAAAAAAAATATTATGATTTCATAATAAATCTACCTATATTTTTACCTTGTGAGAAGTGCGGCGATGATTTTGCAAAATTATTAGATAAATACCCAGTAACCCCATATTTAGATTCAAGAGATTCATTTATACGTTGGGTACATTTTATACATAACCGAGTAAATGAAAATTTAGATGAACCGAAAGAGCAATTAAGTTTAGAAGATGCGTTATATAGATACCATTTACATTATAAAAATTTTAATAATAAACAATTATTTTCATCTTTTAATTATAGTTTTTATACATCATTCATTATAATTATATTGATGGTAGTTGTAATAACATACTTATACAATAATTTTTAGAAATTTTATAAATAATTAAAGTAAAATTAAGTGTATATATTTTCGGTCGCTATAATATGGGAGATATTAATACAACAAATTTAATTGGGGGTAGTGTAGTAGCTGCTGGTGGTTATGGTTGTGTAACCCGACCAGTTATAGGCTGTAAAAACGTAGAAGACGACATAGACACAAACAAAGGGTTAGTATCTAAAATAATGTTAAAAAAACACGCAAAAAAGGAAATGGATATTTCAATAAAGTTTAAAAAAATTCTTAGCAAATTACCTGATTATAAAAGATATTTTATATTTCCAATGGGATCGTGTACACCTAAAAATTTAACACCAGAGGATAAAATTAATTTCACCCTTAAATGTAACACATTATTGAAAAAAAACTTCACAGTTGATAACATAAACAGCAAATTAGATAGTTTAAAGGTAATACAAATGCGAGATGGTGGTATGGATTTAGATGCTTTTTTACGTAATACAAGAATAGATCTAGATATTTTCGGTAAAGTGAGTAATTCGTTAGAAAGATTATTAGCAAATGCAATTTTACCAATGAATGCGTTAAACGTATATCATTTAGATTTAAAAGCAAGTAATATGATGATTGATGATAAGTATGAAATTAAAATAGTAGATTGGGGATTATCAACAGTGATAAATGATTTTAATGTAATACCCACAGCGTTCAGGCGACCATTACATTTTAATATGCCATATTCTATTATTATTCTAAATAGTGATTTTTTGATTTTTATAAATAATACTTTGCAGAAAAATCCACATATAACAGTAGAAACATTAATACCAAAGTTAATAAGTTTTTATGCCAAATTTTCTGAAACATATGGGTCAGGACATGAAGAACGAATTAATGATATTTTACATAATCTAATGAATACAAAGCGGTATCTTCATAATGAAGTAATTATGAGATATATTGCAGAAATAATAGTAGAATTCAGGGAAGATGATAATACATTTAATGTTACAAAATATTTCAAAGAAGTATTTTTAAGAAATGTAGATATATGGGGTTTTTTCCACGCGTATTTCCCTATAATGAATTTAGATACTCCAAGAAAGCAAAATTATAGTCAACGAGCTGAAAATTTTATATCAGACCGATTTAGAGAGTTATATACCTTATTTTTATTGAAATATAATACAAAACCAATACCGGTTCTTGAATTTAGAGATTGGGTTCTACGAATGCAACAAGCATCTAAGGGAACATTTTCAAATGTTAGTTCGTTTTCGTTTGAATTAGAGTCAGTTGTTCCTCTGGTAGGTTCAACCGAGTTAAGTTTGAAGACATTTAATAATATTAAAAGTGGAAATAGAAAAATGAAGAAAGGAAAAGGAACGAAAAGAAAAAGAATGAAAAGAAAAAGCAGAACAACTGATATGTCAAAAACAATGAAAAATACAAAATGAACAATGAAAACAATGAAAAATACAAAATGATCAATGAAAAAGAATAAATAATAACAATATATTATATATTGTATGAAGATTGAACTTTTAATAGTTGGGTTTACTGTGTTTTTTGTTTTAAATGTATATTATGATAATGTATTCTTAGACCGATTGAAAGGGTATAAAAAGTATGGAACAATGGGAATGTATTTTTTCATTGGATTGTCATTATATTTATTAATAAGGAAAGACCCAAACCACACAAAAAATATGTTGGGACAAGCTTCCGAGTTTATTAAATATTTGCCAATAGATAGAACCGCGAGTAATATGCTTATGCCAATTCTTAATTTCACGGGAACATCGGCCGCAAATACTGCAAATCCTGTATACAATTCAAATTACCAACAACAAATATATCAAAATAATGGACATCAAAAACGAATGATGAGTTCTGGTAAGAAATCAAGTAAAAGAAGTGTAAGCGAAACAAAGAAAAAATGGGTTGCATCACAGCAGAATTGGTCGTGCGCGCATTGTAAGATAAAACTACCTGCGTGGTTTGAAGTTGATCACAAAGTACGTTTAGAGTATGGTGGAACAAATGAAGTAACCAACCTAGAAGCGTTATGCCGCGATTGTCACGGGAAAAAGACTGCTTCTGAAAATCTGTAAATATCCGATAATCTGATAATCTGATAATCTGATAATTTGTTATTATGTAACACATTTTCAAAAATTAAATATTCTGATAAATTAATGAAGTCAGAATATTTAATCAACTCATTAGTTGTTCTTATTTTATATTTTGCAGTATATGTAATAATAATAGTTGATATATTGCATTATTATAAAAATAATATAAATAATATTGTTAATGTGAATTATATTAATATATCGTGTTTATTTATTGGTTATATATTATTAGTTCAGTTTTTTTTTCAATTGTATAGTTTTACAAAATCTATTATACCACCCGGCAAATCAATTTTCCAAGTATTTATATTGTCTGTTTTATTTGTATTATCCTTTGTCATTGTATATGTAGGTTATGTGCTCTATAAAAAAAATCCAATCTATTTATTATTCGTTGGGATTGGTTTAATTGCGTTATTAATTATTCTCTTTTTTTCATATAAGCTAATATCTAATCTTTTAAACCCGAAAGATAACATAAAAAAGTATCCTGATATTTCCACATCAACCAAAAAAGTCGCATCAGACCCAACCCGGGTTCTAGATGTAAAAAAATCGAACATTTTTGAAAATATGAAAAATTATTTAATTTCACTCCACAATAGAATTAAATTGGAATTAACTATTTTACCAAATAGTGTAAAAATGTTACTGGGTGCCGAGGTTATCCTTATTGGATTATACTTATTTAATAAGTTTGGGGTTTCCAAATTAGGTGATTTATACAAACCCAAAGGTATTTATTTAGCGAAGGAACCATTAGAATTGTCAAAAATGCATAATATTGGTAGTTATGAAAGTATAAAGAACAAATTACACTCAAACGTATCACATAGTTATAATTATGGATTGAGTTTGTGGTTATTAATTAAACCAAGTGGGCAAGTTGATGTGTTTTCAAACATTTTCAATTATGGTTATAATCCTTCTATTGAATACAATGAAATGAATAATACACTCCGGGTTATTATGACGGATGAACGAGACAACAAAAAAATTATTTATGAAACATCCGACTATTTAATTCAGAGATGGAACCATATCGTAATTAATTATTATGGCAATTATTTTGACGTTATTTTAAATGGCGAGTTAGTTGGAACTGGGAAAAATATAGCACCATACTTAAAAGAAGACGCATTAATAATTGGTAACAATGAAAATTGTAAAGGAACAATTAAGGACGTTGTTTATTTTTCAAAACCACTATCACTCGGGACAGTTAAACGAATTAGTGACGTATTCTACGCAAATAATAGCAGTACTAGTGTAGAAAGTGATTTTAAAATTGGCACATTTAGAGATATATTTAATTATATATATAATTATACATCTAATATTTTTACATCAACAGGTTATAGAATATCCGATAAAACAGAAGAAATTGGAAAAGATGTCAAAAATGTTATTATAATATCAACACAAGAAGTCAATAAAGTTACAAAGGACATCGGAAATACAATTCAAGACACTGCAATATAAATAAATAAATTAATTAATTAATTTAATAAAAAATTAAGTTTTTTATATATCTATTTAAGTATATAGATATATAATGGAGTTGAAATCAATACTTTTTGTCGTTATAATCATATTAATTGTGTATATATTTGCGCAGCGATTTGGCGGGATGACGAACCTAACTGAAATAGCGGATGCCCGCGTTGAGCAAAAAGTACTAGCTGCTAATTTACCTAAGGGCGCTGTTCCAAATATGAATTGTACGTATTCTATTTGGGTATATGTTGGTGATTGGAATTACAGATATGGGGAGAAAAAAGTTATTTTTGGTCGTTCCGACGAATTTAAAAATCAAGGTCCTCTAGTATCTTTTTCTGCCACTCAAAACAATATTGATGTTGATGTCGATGTTTATCCTAATAATAAAAATGAAGATAGTAAAGTAACACATACGTGTACTGTAACAAACGTCCCTTTACAAAAATGGGTAAATATAATGTTAAGTGTATATAATAAAACATTAGACGTTTATATTGATGGCAAGTTATCTAGAAGTTGTCTCTTACCTGGTGTTCCAAAATTAAGTAGAAGTGAAGATATTGTCGTTACTCCTGATGGAGGATTTACAGGTAATACTGCCGGGTTCCAATTTTGGGACGAAGAATCTACGCCAGAACGAGCGTGGGATACATATAGCAAAGGTTACACTGGAAATTATATGAATAATATTTTCTATGGGTTCAACTCCTACGGTGCTAAATTTTCAATTCTTGAAAATGGCGTAGAAACTTCAACAATTACATTATAAGTTTTGCACTCTACTCTAGGTAATTTATGACGGTATATTTAACATTTAACATATAAACAAAATTTATTCTCTATTTATTATATATAATTATATATAATGAGTTCTAATTCAAATCCATATGCTTCTAATATAAATAGTTTAACTGGGGTAACTAAAAGTTTCACAGAAACAAACGGGTTAGTTATGAATTTTGCTTTTACAATTTTGGTAATAATTGTATTTTTAGTCCTATTTCAAATAGGAATGAATTTAATAAGATATTATTATTTAGGAGGCGATTCGCCATATTTATTTAATGGTATGGTTGATGGTAAACATTATATGACATATGAACAGGACCCTTCAAAGGAAAACTCGGTTACTATAAAAAAATCTCATAATGAAAAAACAGGCGTAGAATTTACTTGGTCTTTATGGGTTTATATAGAAGATTTAGATTACAATAAAGGAAAATATAGACATATATTTCATAAAGGAGAAGTACACTTTGATGGTAGTGTTAACCCGCCATCAGACGAGGAAGCAGCAATGGTAGGGAGCATAGAACATGAACCAAATATTATTAATGATAAGGATGATTTTATTACAACCGCTGGTCTTAATTATCCAAATAACAGTCCTGGATTGTATATATCACCCACGACAAATAAACTGGTAATGTTAATAAACACATTTGAAAATATTATGGAAAAGGTAGATATTGATGATATACCAATGCAAAAATGGTTTAATGTATTAATACGCTGTAAAAATAAGACGGTTGATATATATATTAATGGAACTCTTGCCAGGAGACATATTTTAAAATCGTTACCTAAACAGAATTATGGAAATGTATATACGGGAATGAATGGTGGATTTGATGGTTATCTTTCTAACATGCGTTATTATGACTATGCAATTGAAACACGCGAGATTGATAAGATATTAAAAGAAGGTATTGAATTAATTAATTTATCACCACGTCCTACGAAAAATGACAAAACCAACTATTTATCAACCAGTTGGTTTGGATTAAATTAATCGTATTTTTTGTTTTACACAAATGATGTTGTATGTATCTTACATAAACCAAATGTTTTCCTATGAAATTGACATATACCGTGTTCTTGTATTCCATTTATATGATGTTTTGAACCATACCCCTTATTTGCATCTATTTTATATCTTGTTATTAATTCAGGGTGTTTATCACATAATTCAATTATATAATTATCACGCGCTACTTTAGCCAATATAGATGCTGCTGCAATATTAGTATACGTATTATCTCCCTTTTCAATACATACCGAAGGTACATATTGAATTTCATCATCTTTAAAATAACCATATTGTGTAAAGTATTTACCATCCACCATTAATAATTCATTATAATGAATATAACCATCATTTTTATCATTTTTATCATTTTTATTAAATTTATCGGATAATTGTTCTCTTACCTTTTTTATACATTTATGCATACACGAAAAGGTTGATTGTAGAATGTTTATTTCATCTATTTTTTGTTCATCTTCATATTCAACTGCCCACGCAATTGCATTCTGTTTAATATATTCTTCTATTTCTTTTATCTTTTTACTTGAAGAAAACCTTTTGCTATCCTTCATATCTTTATGATTAAATGTTTCATCTTTAGGTAAAACTACGGCTGCTGCATATACACGTCCAAGTAGAGGACCTCTTCCTGCTTCATCTATACCTATTTCAAATATAGATTTTTCGGGGTTATAATATGTTTTCAACATTATTGTTTAGAAGATTATATCATAAAATTAATATTATATCAATTTTTATAATATTATTTTATATCAATATTATATTATATAGATATAGTAATGAATAAAAAAATTTTGTATGTGTTAATATTGCTTACAGTATTGTTTATGTTTCCATTAGCTTGGTCGTGGTCTATGAATAATCATGAAGGATTGGAAGTAGAAAAACAAGGTTCAGTTGATGAAACTAATATATTTAAGCAATTGCAAATGTTAGCAAATGGAAGTCCTGTTGCCGATATATTAGACCAATCCAAAATAGATGCGCAACCTCGTAGTGCGCTTGAACAAGTACAAGGTGATTTGAAAAAAACAATGGAAGACATGCAAAATATGTTAAATTCACCAGATATTAAAGCTATACAGACAGAAGCAGCAGGGGGCGCAAGTGTTAATTGGAATGATATTAATAAAAATGTTGAGGCGTATAAAAATAAAAAAAATAAAAAAAATAAAAAAAATAAAAAAACAGTTACCGAAGGATTTACAGAAGGAATAACAACCGACCCAGCAAGCGATACATCGGCATTAACTACTCCCGGTTGTTACTTGTATAATGAAGATGGATGCCCGCGTCATAGTGACCCCACCCGTAATGATTGGCGACATAACCCGGGTGAATGGATAACAGATGTATGGGGTATGGAAAAGAAAGGAACTGGGGTGGATGCGGCAAAATGCCAACTCAGAAGTAACGACTTAAATAAAAATTGTGGTACAACCACATTTAGAACATGGTTTGTCCCTTCTGCTGGTTCTGGTTCTGCTGCTGGTTCTGGTTCTGGTTCTGCTGCTGGTTCTGGTTCTGCTGCTGGTTCTGCTGCTGGTTCTGCTGCTGGTTCTGCTGCTGGTTCTGCTGCTGGTTCTGCTGCTGGTTCTGCT